TCCGATCTCGTCCAGAAGAGCTTCGACGACATGGCGGACGCCTTCACGGATCTGGTCATGACGGGCAAGGCCAGCTTCACTGATTTGGCGAACTCCATCATCCGCGATCTGATGAGGATCGCCATCAAACAAGCGATCATCGGCCCGATTGCGAATGGAATAGGGAGCCTGTTTGGCGGACTGTTCAACACTGGCGGAGGCATATTTGGCAAGGCGGCCGGAGGCATCTCGATGGGCGCCACTACTTCCGGCATTGCCGGGAGCATCACTGGAGGTATTGGTTCTCTTGCGGCATTCGGAAACGTCTACTCCGGCCTCCACGGCTACTCCAATCAGATTGTAGATCGTCCGACATTGTTCTCTTATGGCTCCCAGTTGACAAAGTTTGCAAAGGGTGGCGTAATGGGCGAAGCGGGGCCGGAGGCGGTGATGCCTTTGACCCGCACGGCGTCTGGACACCTTGGAGTGCGCTCCGACAGTGGAAATGCGCCGATTGTCAATGTCGTCATCAACAATGCAACGGGCCAGCAGGCCAGCCAGCAGACCAAGACCGACAATCAGGGCAACAAGTCCATCGAGGTCATGATCGGCGACATAGCGGCGCAGCAGATGATGAAGACGGGAACTGCCTTGAACAAGGCGGCAAGATCGTTCAGCGGAGTCAGCCAGCAGGTGACGAGGAGGTAGAATGGCGGTTTACAGATGGCCTACGAGCCTCCCGCAGAAGCCGCTGATCGACGGCTACAAGCGAGTCGTGCCGAACAACCTGATCCGCTCCTCGATGGACACGGGAAGCGACAAGGTGAGGAAGCGCGGGCGCTTCAAGCCGCAGGAGATCTCCGCGACCTACGTCCTGACCGCCGCCCAGCGCAGCGCCCTTGAGGCGTTCGTCCACGACAATATCGCCGAGGGAGCGATCTGCTTCAACTGGCCGCATCCTGAACTCAACAAGCTCGTCAGGGCGCGGATTAAGGCGTCTCAGGACGGCATTCTGGAGTTCAGCCCCTATGGCACGACGAACCGCTGGCAGGTCACCCTGAAGCTTGAAATCTGGCCTGAGGTGAGGGCGTAGCATGCCTCTTTCTCCTACCACGCGGCGCGACATCTTCAAGCAGGAGTCGGAGAACACCGACATTGTCCTGCTCACCATCACGCATCCGAAATGGAAGACGCCCATCCTGCTGTCCACCCATGAAACTAAATTGTGGAAGGTTGACAAGGAGACGGCGACGCCCATCTACGGGACGTATTCCCGGAAGAAGTGGTACGTCTATGTTCCGCTGCAGGCGTCCATCCCGAACTCGTCTGCGGAGCAGGCCCCGGAGGGGAAATTCGTTATTTCCAACGTGACCCGCGAAGTGGCTCCGTATCTCAAGATGGTGGACACGGAGTACCCCAAAATCACCATCGAGGTGGTCAATTCGGCAACGCCGGACGTGGTGGACATGCGGTTCCCGGAGCTTGATCTCCAGAACGCCACCTGGAACGCCGACACGGTCGAGATAACCGTCAAGAGCGACATCGCGGCCTCCGAGCCGTCCCCGTGGCTGCGCTTCTCCCTCTCCTACTTTCCGAATCTGGTGCGCTAATGGACATCTCGAAATACATCGGCATTCCCTTCAAAGATGGCGGGCGGGACTTCTCCGGCCTCGACTGCTGGGGTCTTGTGCGCCTCGTCTGGCATGAAGAAAAGGGCATCCTGATGCCAGACATGGGCGACGAATACTCCAGTGCCTTCGAGCGCGGGGACGTCTGCGGCCTGTTCGGCAAGTATACGGCGCAGGACTGGAATGTGGACGTGACAGACGAAGAGCGCAAGCCCCTTGACGTGCTGGTGTTCACCATCGGCGGGCTGGAGATCCATGCCGGACTCTGGGTTGGGGACGGCGAGATGCTCCACGTCATGCAGGGCATGGCGACCGCAGTGGAGCGGTACGACACGTTTAAATGGCAGAGGCGTCTGAGCCGCATTCTCAGGCCGGCGGGAGCGTAGCATGGCAGAGACGAAGGACTGCGAACTTGTTCAGGTCATGGGCAGGCGGTGGGACTCGTCCCGCCCTGCCCTGTTCACGGCGGTCGAGGGCCTGTCGCTGGAGGCCATCGTCCTCCGCAGCATCGAAGAGGCGTACAAGGACAAGATCTACAACAAGACGCAGAGGCGCATCCTGCTGAAGTATGCGCGGTGCCGCGTCAACGGCGTGGAGAAGGCGCGTGAGCACTGGAAGCGCATCTTCCCGCAGAAGGGCGACCGCATCGAGATCCTGCACGGCGTCAGAGGCGGCGGAGGTGGAGGCGGGGGCAAGAACCCGTTGGCCACCATCCTGTCGGTGCTGGTCGTGATCGTTGCGACGGTGGCGACATGGTGGGCGGGCGGTCTCGGCGGACAGCTTGCCATTGCGGGCATGACTGTCCAGATGTCCACCTTCGCCACCACGATGATCGGCCTCGTCGCGGCAGGCGCTCTCATGGCGATCAACATGCTCTTCCCCGCCAAACCCCCGTCAATCGGCGGCCTCGGCGGGACGGGCAACGCGGAGAAGGAGTCGCCCACCTACTCCATCAACGGCGGCAAGAACGCCCACAACATCGACGGCTATGTGCCGCTCGTCCTTGGGAAGCACCGCCAGACGCCTCCCCTGGGCGCGAAGTCGTGGACGTGCTGGCACGGCGACGATCAGTATTTCAACATGCTGGTGGTGTGGGGTCATGAGCATGTGGAGGTCTCCGACTTCCGCATCGGCGACACCGCCCTGTCGAAATTCGAGGACGTGACGCACGTCTTCCACCAGAGCACCTGCGGCAAGGGTCTCAAGTATTTCGGCTGGCAGTACAACGAGGAGTCCGTCGGCGCTACGCTCGACACGGGCTGGACTGTCCGCACCGTCGGCGAAGGCACCGCGCTGTCCGTGGACGTGGAGTTCCCCGGCGGCCTGTGCAACATCAACCAGAAAAACGGCAACAAGCAGCGCAGAGCCATCGACATCGAGCTGCAGTACAAGACCACCGCTGGCGGGACGTGGCGGGGGTTCGCCACGAAGGTCGAGCGCGGCTTCGGCGGGAAGACGCTGTCCTATTCGCAGGAAGAGCTTAACGGCTATGTGTCCGTCTTCTACAAGGATGGAAACATCAGGGTTGTGCCTCGCGGGCAGTGGGTTGACGGCGGCGTCCGCGTCTACCCGGCTGAAGGCGACGTGCGCGTGTATGGCGGCAACTTCGTCTCCACCGACATCGACGGCGGAAGGCTGAAGGTTACGGTCTACCATGTCTCGTTCTCGGTTGGGCGCTGGGGATACGGAACCTACACCCTTGGTCGCAGGAGCAACGTCCGCTACATCTACTCCGAATACGACAACTACGGCGGCGGCACAGGCAGTTCCGTCTTCTACATCGACAACCCCATCACCATTGGCGTTTCCAAAGAAGGCAACGTCCACAAGGGCAGCGGCTACCGCAATTTGTACCCCTCCAAGTCTTCCGGCGTTTCGGGCGGCGGCGTGTCGTGGCGCAGGCAGGAAGCCTATTGGTACACATGGAACTCTGGCACCATCTGGTATGCCGAAGTCGGCGGCGGCTCCTTCACCGTAGAGGGCAGTGGCGTCGCCACCATCGCGGCCGCAAAGCAGAAGAGGATTGTTCGCAATTACCAGATCACTGGCCTCCCGCTCAATTCCTACGACGTCAGGATCAGGCGAATCACTGGCAGGACGAACGACTCCTACATCATCGACGAGTGCCAGTGGTCTACGATGCGGGCAATCGTCCAGAAGCCTGCCTTCGACACGCCCGTGCCGATATGCGTGTCCGAACTCCGCATCAAGGCGACGGAGCAGCTTTCCGGCTACGTCACCGAGTTCAACGGTCTGTGCTATTCCAAACTGCCCGACTGGACTCCGCAGACTACCAAGAAGGTCAACGGAAAGACCGTCACCGTTCCGGGCAACTGGGACACCTGGCGCACCACGTCGAATCCGGCCTCCATCATGCGCTATCTGCTCACCAGCAGGCACAGCCTCATCAAGCCATTCCCTGCCAGCAGGCTCGACAACAACGCCCTTGTGGCGCTCTGGAACTGGTGTCGCAAGAACGACTACCGCTTTGATTTTATTGCCGATTCCGAGGAGAACCTGTGGGCGAGGCTCGTTCAGGTTCTCTCTCCCGCTATGGCAGGCCCGACTACGGACGTTGACGGCCTCTGGGGCGCGATCATCGACCAGCCGAACAAGACGGTTCGCCAGATGTTCACCCCGCGCAATAGCTGGGGCATGTCCATACAGCGCGGATTTGCGAAGCTTCCAGATGCCCTCCGCGTGAAGTTCATTGACGAGACGGACGACTGGACGCAGAAGGAAGGATTTGTCTACAACGACGGGTTCAACAAGGACGGCTCCGGCGGGAAGAAGAAGGCCAACGACGTCGTTGAATGGTCTTTTGAAGGCGTGACCAACTGGAACAGGATGTACAAGCTGGCCCGCTACCATCTGGCGCAGATACTTCACCGCCAGATGAACGTGACAATTAATACCGACTGGGAATGGCTTGCCGTCCATCGCGGAGATCTCGTCGGCCTCTCCAGCGACGTCCTGATGAACACCTTCGGCACTGCAAGGGTGATGCGGAAGGCGTACAAGACTTCCGGCAAGGTGGACGCCGCAAGTGCAAACGCCTACATCAACGAAGACAGCCTCGACCTCATCGACAAGGATCTTCAAGTCGAGCTTGTCGGCCCCGGCGAATCCGTTCCGGCGGGAGGAGCCTTCGTCGGCGTGGAGCTGGACGACACCATCTACTACACCTCGCCGAAGCCTGCCCGCTACGGCATCGCCATTAGAAACGCCACAGGGAAGGTTACCATTCTGGAGATCACGCCCCAGTACGGCGAGGAAAGCTCCGTGGTCTTCTTCTCGAACAGGGAGCAGGCCGAAAAGGCCGCGCCGAACTTCGGCGACCTCGTTTCCGTCTCTCTGCTCGGCTCCGAATACGAAGAGTATCTTGTCGCCTCCATTACCCCCGGCGACAACATGTCCGCGCAGCTGACGCTGGTGCCGTACAAGTCCAAGGAAATCATGGCGGCCGCCAGCGGCCCGATCCCCGCCTACGAGGCTCCGGTCGTTCTGGATGCCGTCAAGGGGCTGCAGGATCTGCCCACGCCGTCTCTCCGCTCCTGCGTGTCCGACGAGCGGGTGGCGCAGGTGTCGGCCTCCGGCTCCGTGGTGGTGTGCATCGGCGCGACGTGGAGCATCCCGCCGACTACCGAGAACCTGTCCTACTTTACCGTCGAACTGAACTGCACCCGCGAGGACACGGGCGGGACAATCTCCGGCACCAGCACCAACGACCGCGAGTACGCCGTCGCCACTGGCGCGGTCACGGGCAAGAAGTATTTCTGCAAGCTTCGCATCCACGACCCCGCCACTGGCAGGGCGTCGGCATGGAGCAACGTGGTCTCCCACACCGTGGCTGGCCTCGTCATGCCGCCTCCGACCCCGCAGAACGTCAGGGCGGCGACTGTCTATCCGCAGGGCATTGTCCTGACATGGGACGAAGTGGAGGTCATCGACCTCCGGCGCTACAAAGTCACTGGCTCCGCGACAGGGCAGACGAGAGGCAAGGAAACCGAGTTCGCCTACTCGCCCAAGAACCAGACGGGAAGGCTGGCGTATGAAGTCTGGGCCGTGGACACCACCGACCACGTTTCCAGAACCGCTGGCACGGCCGCCGTCACGATCAACGCGCCCAAAAAGCCTGTCGTCACCCTCGCCCGCCTCGAAAACGAAGGCGTGGTGGCGACATACGAGGACGCCAAGCAGACGTGGCCCGTCACCGCCTATGAGTGGACGTGCGGCGGGAGGACGGCGTCTTCGGCTTCCCTCCGCGCCGTGATCGTTCCCGCGGTTCCCGTCAGCGGCCTCAGGGTCAAGGGCCGTGCGCGGGACTACTTCCTGAACTGGGGCGAATGGAGCGCCGAGACCGCCGTTGAAATCGTGCCTCCCGAAAAGCCAGCCGTGACTGCGGAGGCGTCGGAGACGGGCACCATCGTCTTCAAGTGGCAGAACTGCCGGACTGTCACCGACATCTCCCGCTACGCCCTCTCCGGCGCGTTCAGAGGCTCCACCGCAAGCCTCTTCGTGGCGGTGGACGTCTCCACCCTCCACGACGACAACGGCGACAACATCTTCACCGTCACCGAGCGCGTGAAGGCCGTGGACAAGTGGGGCGTGGAGAGCGAGGAAGGCTCCGGCTCCTTCACCGTCTATCCTCCCTACGCGCCCAGCGTGAAGGTGGAAAAGCGCACGGACGGTATCTACCTGACGTGGCAGGACTGCAAGCATACATTCAACATCGCCCGCTACATTGTGCAGGATCTCGACCTCAGTCTCGAATACTCGATTGACGGCACCTCGCAGGCGCTGAAGCCCAGAGCGCCGGGGCTGTACCACTTCGCCGTGCAGGCGGTGGACGTGGCGGGCCTGTGGTCTTCCAAGACCACGCTTTCCTACGCCATTACCGGCGTGGCGGCCATCCACGGCAGGAACTACGCCCAGCCGTCCCTGCCGTACACGCTGACGGCGAAGGCGGACGGCTCCGACATCCTGCTCGAATGGCAGGTGCCGGACTCCTCGTGGCCCATCGATCTCTACGCCATCTCCAACACGGCGCAGGAGGTCGTCGGCAGGGCCAAGACCACGTTCTTCCGCTTCCCTGCGCCAGTGGCGGGAAGCTACGAGTACGGCGTCCGCGCCAAGGACATTGCCGAAAACTGGGGGCCTGCTGGAAGGCGGGCAGGGATCTCCATCGTCGAGCCTCCCGCGCCGAGGTTCCCAGAAGCGCCGTCCTTCAGCGGCGCAGGCGTCTCCCTTTCATGGAAGGAGGGACATGCGGTGCTTGAACCGGGCGAGTTCACCCTGCCCGTCGCCGCATGGGAGGTAGTCCACTGGTGGACATACGACCCCGACGGAGATGGCGTGGCCTCCGAGGTGCAGCACGACTACGGCAGGATCGACGTGGACACCATCGAGATTTCCGCCACGTCCACGGGCCAGTTCATCGACTCGAAGAAGTCTGCGCCGGAACTGTCCGTCGGCCTCCACTACTTCCTTGTCAGGGCCATCGACACGGCGGGGAACATCGGCGAGTACGCCGAAGCCGTGATCGAGATCGCCCCTCCCGGCAGGGTTTCGTTCCAGAACTGCAGCGTCATCGACAACAACGTGATGCTCTACTGGAGCATTCCCGACAGCGTCACCCTGCCCATCGAATACTATCTCTTCGAGCAGGTCGAGCGGTACGAGGGAAACGGCGAGACCGTCGAATACTTCGCCGAGATAGGCCGGATCGACGCCCTGTTCGCCGCCTCCTTCGAGACGGAGTCGGGACGCTACACCTACGCCATCACCCCCGTGGACGTGGCGGGCAACAGGGGCGAGAGAAGCACTATCGTCATGGAAGTCAGCCAGCCACCGGACTTCGTGCTGTACCACGACTGGCCCTCCAACTTCTCCGGCGGCAACCCCGGCTCCCCCGGAAGGGAGCAGCCCAACGGGGGCAGGACGAATTTCGTTCTGGACGGCGAGGGCAGCATGATAGGCCCGTTCGCCGACGCGACGTGGAACGAGAATCTTGCCGCGATGGCGTCCCTCAAGTCGGCGTCGGCTGCGAACATAACTTGGCAGAACAAAGTGCAGTGGGGCTTCGATGGCTGGCTGGAGCCGCCCGCCCAGAGCGCCCAGTACGTCGAGATCGTGGACGTCGGAACCGTTATCCCCTCCACGACGATCACCGTTTCCATCGACAGCCGGACTCTGGGCGGCAGTCCTGTCTTCACATGCAGGATCGAGACTTCGCTGGACGGCGAGTCGTGGCTCCCCGTTGCCGAGGATGCCTTCATGGTCTATGCGGCCGAGTTCCGCTACGTCAGGTACACCATCGGCGTTTCCGGCGGCGTCGTCTCCATTTCCGGCATACAGTACAAGCTGTCGGTCAAGCGCAAGACGGACTTCGGCAAGACTTGGGCCGTTGCTTCGGATCAGACGATAGACGGCGTTCTTTACAAGGCGAACGGCGACGGCTACGATGCAGGCAATCCTTCCTCAACTCCAATGGAATGGGGAACGTGGGTGCCGTTCAATACGGACTTTGCCGACATCGAGTCGCTTCCGAAGCCCAATATAGTAAACAATCTGAACGAATATACGGCGTACACGGTGTTCGAGGACGTGTTCAACCCCAAAGGATTCAGAGTTTTTGTCCTTGACAAGAACGGAAACAGAGTGACGGCGCAGGTGGACTGGGCTGCCTACGGCGTGTAGCAGGTTTTCTGCAATCGGCTGCAAAGGAGATCACCAATGGCTTCGTGGAACATCCCCGCGCTGGTAAACAAAATATCGGAAGACATTCCAGCACTCAAAATCATTCTCTCCGCTCTTGCCAAGTGGACGGATTCCGGCACGGAGGACGTCCCTGTTGGAGCCAAAAGGCTTCAGGCGGTGACGGGCGGAAGGCAGATTCAGGAGTACGTTGGCAGCCCGCCGTCGTGGCAGAGCGTGGGCAAACTGATCCACGACTGCGACACGGTGGACGGCAAGAGCGCAACGACGTCCGTCACGGCAAACACCATCCCCGTGCGCGACGCCAGCGGCAAGGTGCCGGGAGACATCCTCGGCAACGCCGCGACGGCGACCACGGCCGCAGGACTTGCCGACGGCTTCATTGTTCCCATAGCGAAGGGCGGCACTGGCGCGGCCGACGCGGCTAACGCCCGCCTCAATCTGGGAACGAACATCGCCACGAACATCACCGCAGGCGTCCTTCCGGTCGTGCGGGGCGGCACGGGTTCCGGTACCCAGAACTTCGTTGACTTGTCCACGAACCAGACCGTCGGCGGGAACAAGACGTTCTCCGGCGAAGTCACGCTGAACCGCAACGTGCTGAAGATGGCGGTTCTCGACACAACCACAGGCTCGTCCACCACGCGGACGGACACTGTGGTTCAGGGCATCTCGTCCAACACTGCCTACGGAATCACCGCCATGTTCGGGGCAAGCGGCAACGCCGTAGTCGGCGCTGGCGAGGGCAAGTCCAGCCTTCTCTCCGAGCTTGCGGGCAACGCGGGCGAAGACGTCTACATCATCGCGGACGGCTCTATCCGCTTCCACCCCAACGCAAACACCTACGCAACCAGGAAGAGCATCATTCTCAACGCGGCAGGTGAACTGTCCGGCTTGGCGAAGGTGACGGCAACGAATTTTGCAGGCAATCTGACGGGCAACGTTACAGGCAACGCAGATACAGCCACCAAAGCCACTAAGGATTCTGCTGGCAACGTTATCAACACCACTTACTTGAAGACTGCCGGCGGAAAGATGACTGGAGAGTTGAAGATTCAGGCTCAACTTCGCTTATTAGCTTCAACCTACGGTGTTATATTTAGAAACGACGGAAATGCCTTCTACATTCTCGTAACGCCAAACGGGTCTGCTGAAAACGGATCTTGGACTACAGCCAGGCCTTTGACTATTAACCTTTCTACAGGAGTCTGCAGCATTAACGGCAACTGCTCCGGCTCCTCAGGCTCCTGCACAGGCAATGCAAAGACCGCGACGTCGGCTGGCTCTGCCAACACGTCAACGACGAGGGGGGCGGGCGACAACTCGACCAACATCGCAACGACCGCATGGGTCCGCACCTACTGCGAATCGACCAAGAAGTTCCTCACCAGCCACCAGAGCCTTGCAGGCTATGCAAGAACCAATACGGCGCAGACCTTTTCCGCCGTCACGACGTTCTCCAATGTTATAAGATCCAGCGCGGGCAACGTGCTCACTGGAACGAGCAACGGCAGCATGGTGAGAATCTGCGCCGCACCCGGCGTAGCAGACGGAGCGCATCTTGTGCTCTGGGGCAGGGATGCCACAGGCCAGCAGGGAACTTTCAACCTGACGGCTCAAGCCGGAAGCGGCTCCACGTCCCGCATCCTCTCAGGCAAGGTGAACGGCACGCTGACATGGAAGGGCAATTCCGTTCAGGTAAGTTCCGACGAACGGCTGAAGACGCCTCTTTCCGACGTGCCGGACGAGGTGCTGGATGCGTGGGAGGACGTGCAGTGGGGGCAGTTCAGGTTTCTCGACGCGCACAAGGAGAAGGGAGACAAGGCCCGCCTCCATCTGGGGCTGATAGCCCAGCGGGTCAAGGCCGCCTTCGACAGGCGCGGGCTGGACGCCTGCCAGTACGGCATCCTCTGCCTTGAGAAGTACGACGACGGCGACCTGTGGATGGTGCGGTATCAGGAAGCCGAGGCAATGGAGAACGTCTGCCTCCGCAGGCGCATAGACCGCCTTGAGAAGCGCCTTGCGGCGCTTGAGAAGAGGGACAGCTAATGAGCAACGTCAGCACCAAATACTCGACTTCGGCGGCGAGCAACGCCAAGCTGGGCGCCATCTCGCTGAAGGAGAACGAGACCCGCTACCGCGACCTGAACGACCTGTTCCGGCTCCTCATGGCGGACGCCCGTCAGGAGTCGAACGAAGTCAGGGGGCTGATCGCGTCCGCCGCGTCGAAGGCGGCCACGGCGCAGGCCGCCGCGAACAGCGCACGGGGCGAAGTCAACGAGATCGCGCCGACGCTGGCAGGCATCCGCACCGAGGCGCAGGCCGCCCGCCAGACAGCGGAGAATGCGGAAAACGCCGCCGAGAATGCGGCTTCGAGCGCGTCGCAGTCGGCATCGCAGGCCGCTTCGGCCGCCGCGGCCGCTTCCGCCGTCCAGATCGTCGCGAACAACAACCAGACCGCCATCGCCAGCTTGGAGAACAGGGTCACGACTCTGGAAAGCGCGGCCGCCTCCGGCTCCGGCGTGTCTCAGGTTGACGGCGTCACCGTTGACTACGGCGACGGCGACCTGACCGCCATCGACGTCGCGGTTGGCGGCGACATAGCGGATCTCGCCTCCGCAAGGGGCCAGATCGGCCGCGCCGCCATTGCGGAGAATGCGGACGTCAACGCCCTTCTCAGCGACGGCTGGTACGCCGTCGGCGGGGCGAACGTGATCAACGCGCCGGAGGGCACGGGCATCGGCGTGATCAGGGCGTCTTCCGGCTTTGCCGAAAGCTCCGTCTTCCAGACGTTCTTCGCCTTCGGCGAAACGCCGAGGCTGTTCATCAGAACATACGACGGCACCAACTTCTCTTCGTGGCGTGAACCGCTCTTCAGCACCGCCGTCGGCAACGGCCTCGCCTTTCACGACGGCGTCATCAGCGCCGACCTGTCCAGCGTCCTGCCCGCCGCTGGCGAAGCCGACTACGGGCGCTGCCTTTCCGGCGCGGGAACGTGGATCGACGTCGCCACGCCGGAAGACCTCGACGCCGTCGGGCAGGCGGTGAACTCGTTCGCCCAGAACATCGAGGAGATCCGCACCGCCTTGGCCGCCGTGGAAGCCCAGACCGCCGCAGAGCCTGACGGCACGACCGTCATGGTGGTGGACGGGCAGTACACCGTCCCGACTTATCTCGGCGCAACGGCGGAGGCGGACGGCGTCGCCGGACTCGTTCCAGCGGCCGAAGCGGGCGGCACGGATCTCTTCCTGAGGAGCGACGGCACATGGGCCAGCACCGCGCAGGAGCAGCCGGACTACGCCGGAGCGACGGAAGAGGAGGACGGCACTGCGGGCCTCGTTCCCGCCGCCCTTGCCTCGGAGCGGTACCTGTATCTGCGGGGCGACGGCACATGGGGCGATCCGGCGTCGGATCTCGCGTCCCAGATTGAAGACCTTGTCGCGGCCGCAGGCGGCTCCTCCGGCGGATCCGGCGACATGCAGGCCATGACCGCCGCCGACGTTGACTGGATCGTGCTAGGCATCCCCCCGGTGGAACCTGAACCGGAGACGGAACCTGAAGAGCAGGAAGGAGGCGAATAATGTATCTTGGCGAAGTCGGCCTTGCGAGGCTTGGCGAAATCTTCAAGGCGAAGCTGGACGGCCTGATGATCTGGGAGACCACTCCCAAGGCGCAGAGCGTCAGCTTCTACCCTGCCCCGAACTGCCCGCTGGAGGTGGAGCAGTTCTTCTCCTGCACGGAGACCCTGCCTTCGGGCGCGAAGTCTTCCAGCAACCCCTCCACAGTGACGCCGATCACTGGCGCATCCGTAGTCCACGGCGAGGAGACGGTGGAGCAGCCTTTCGGCATGGACGCCTACGGCGGGAGCTACGTCTTCCATACGGGGAAGCTGAAGCTGACGCACTGGGCGGTTTCGCCGGAAGCGTCCCCCGTGGACATTTCGGAGCATCCCGTGGACACCTCCGCGCCAGGATTCATCGACACGTGGGGCAGGACGGTGACAGCCTCTCAGGACGGCAAGAGCCTGACCGTATCCGGCGATGCGGAGGGCGGGCTGATCGTCTTCAAGCTGGCAACGCCGGAGGAGTATCCTCTCGTCCAGAACCCGATGTTCGCCCCCGCGCATCCAGACAGGCTGGGCGACGTCGAGGCCGACACCGTGACGGCTTCCTTCGGCACCGTGCAGGTCATGTACGGCTCCCCTGCGGGCAGGCCAGCCACCACCGCCGAAATAGACGCCATCTGCGCGGAGGAGCTTTCGGGCGTTCCCGTCGCGGAGGCGCTGGACGTGGCGACCAAGGAATACGTCAGACAGCAGATCGCCGCGCTCGTCAGCGGAAGCCCTGCGGCTTTGGACACGCTCAACGAGCTTTCGGCCGCGCTGGGCAACGACCCCAGCTTCGCGGCCACCGTCGCGGCCCAGATCGGCGGGAAGGTCAGCACAGGGTCCTCCGAGTACGTCAGCGGGGCCAGCATGTCCGGCGTGAGCCTTGTCCTGACCAAGGGCGACAACAGCACCGAGACTGTAGCCCTGATGCCTGACGCCGCGACCGACGCCGAAATCGACGCGCTTTTTCAGGAGTAGGCCATGAGAATCACGAAGGAAAACCTGACCCGATACGACCAGCACTTCAAGAGCTGGCACAGGCGCAGGCTGGGATGCGCGAACGCGCTGGAGAACTGGCATCAAACCGAAGAGGCGGGGGCGGTTCAGTTTTATCCCGTGGGAGGAAGCCCCCTAGAGGGGAAGGTGAAGTTCAGCTTCACGGAGACGCCCCCCGCAAGCGGGGACAAGGGGCCGGAGAATCCTTCGACCATAAGCGGGGTTGAAAGCATTCAAGTTGCTCAGACAAATAAAAACCTTGCTTCCCAGCCTTATCACACGCCGACTTCTGTGAGGCAGGGCGTGACTTGGACAGTAAATGCCGATGGGTCGGTCACGGCCAACGGAACTGCGACCGCTAATTCTATTTTCTATGTTTGCGGAATAGATTCAACGAACCTAAGACTTCCTGTTGGGACGAAGTGCTTTCTTTCCGGGTGTCCATCTGGCGGATCGTATAGCAGTTATTTCATGAGATGTTCTACAGGTTCTGGCAGCACTTACATATCAGCTAATGATTTAGGAAGCGGCTCTGTTTTTACTGTCAGTGATAGCAATTCTACTGTTGGCGTAATGATTCAGATTACTAAAGGTTTTACGGCAAACAATTTAGTATTCTACCCGCAATTAGAGTTTGGTGAATCAAAGACTGAATGGGAGCCGTTTACTAGAATCAGAGTCACCATCCCCCTCGGCAACACCTACTACGGCGGCAAGATAGATCTGGCGACTGGCCTGATGACGGTGACGTGGGAAGGGGTTGAAGCAGATAGGTCAACCATTGCTAATTCAACGCCTACATCTTCAAATAATTCTGTGTGGCAAGTTACTGCCAGAGATATAAGTGCAAAACTGTGCAAATATAGTAATGATAGAGGAGTGTACACATTCTGTAATTATTTTTCTTATGCTCCTGAAGGCACAGAGGGTTTTCATTTTTCTGCAAGGTTTTGCTATTTTCAAGTAGCCGCTACTAATTCAGCGGATGCAAAAACAATCGCGTTGGATCTTTATGACACAGCTGCTGCAAACAATAACCCGATCTTTTTTGTTTACCCTCTCGCCACACCCTACACTGTCCAGCTCTCTCCCCTCTCCCTCTCAGCCCTCGCCCAGACATCCCGCTACGAACCCCGGCTGAATACAGTGTACACGGACGCCGACAGCATCCAGATAACCTACCAGAAGTCGCCCATCCGCGCCGCGACCGAGCAGGAGATGGCAATCCTTGGCCTTGGAGGAAACGTCTAATGTCTAAATACATCAGTCTTGAAAACCTCGAACGCTACGACGCCAAGATGCAGGAGCATTTCGCCTCCTTCTGCGCCTCCAAGCAGGACGGCATGTGGAGGCAGACGGAGAAGGCGGGGGCCGTCTCCTTCTGGCCCGTCGGGAACTCTCCGCTGGAGGGAACCGTGGAGTTCATGTTCAAGGAGACGCCGCCTGCAAGCGGAGAGAAAAGCCCGACGAATCCTAGCACGATTGCGGGGGTGTCGAATATCGGGATAACGAGGTGCGGGAAGAACTTGTTCCCCCAAAAGCCAGATACTCCTACAACCTATCGAGGTGTAACATTTGAATACGATCCATCTGACGGAGGCATTTTTATTCATGGTACAGCAGACTCTGACAAGAACCCGCTTATTGATGTTATCAATATAGGTTACGGCAATAGTCCAGCGCCTTTCGTCAAGGGAAAAACCTATAGTTTTTATTTAGATTGCCAAGATTCTAATATATCAATACAATTATACGATAAGACAACAGATACTATTTCTGGAAATAGTAGCGCAAGCGGAACTCAATTCGTATATACAATAGATAATAATAACCGCTCCCTTATTTTTCGACTTAGCGTTACAAGAGGTGTTACTGTAAATACGAAAGCGTATATACATATAGAAGAAGCTAACGAACTCAAGCCTTTTGAGAAGCCAGAGTGCAATAAATACACCATCACCCTTGGCGGGACCTACTACGGGGGCAGCATCGACCTCGCCACGGGGCTGATGACGGTGACATGGTGGGGTGAATCTTTATCAATGTTTACTGAAGTTGCTAGCATAAACACAAGCACCGTTGCTTTTAACTATTATTCAGTTAAGGGACATGAAGGTGATGTAAACCCTATTTCAAGGTTTTTATCTTGTGATAAGTTTCAGGTTTTGAATGGAACCAACGATGTTGAACACTGTAGGTTTGGTGGAAATCCCGGAGGTTCAAGGCGAGTCATCCGTTTCTGGATAGATAAAAGTAGGCTTGACGTTTCTGGGGCCGTCAACCCATCTTCCCCAACCAACGCTGAGTGGGTTGCCGCTGCAAATGCTTGGCTTGCTAGCAATCCTGTCTTTGTCTGTTACAAACTGTTTACGCCAGAAACCCTCCCCCTCACCCCTACCCAGATCCTCTCCCTTCCCCAGCCCGACAAGTACGTTCCGCGCCTCAACACCGTCTACAGCGACGCGGATGCAGTCCAGATCGTCTACCAGAAGAATCCGGTTAGAGACAAGTTCGAGAAGGTGCAGGCGATCATCGCCCAAGGAGGGAACGTGTAATGGCAACCTATATCAATCTGGACAACCTCGCCCGCTACGACGCCAACGCGAAGGACAGGGCGGGACGGCTCTACGCCGACGCCTCCGCCGCCTGCTGGCAGAAGACGGAGAAGGCGGGAGCCGTGACATGCGTCCCCGCGCCGGAGACGCCACTTGAGCCTGTGGTGGAGTTTCTGTTCAAGGAGACCCTGCCCAGCGGGACGAAGGGGGCTGGGAATCCGAGCGTGATCGAGGGGGTGGAGGCAATCACTTGCACTAGGCGCGGGCGCAACTTATGCCCTGTAGAATACACAAGTAGCACCATGCAATCTAGAGGCATTACTGCTTCCAAAACTTCCGATGGCTATGGTTGGCATTTTTCAGGTACGGCATCCTCTTCTGCTTCTCCGTTTTTGTATTTTATGACTAGCGGTGGTTTAGAACAATGGCCAGAAGAATTGGAACGCGGAAAGACGTATCTATTTTCCATTGAATGTGCAGATTCAAACGTATCTTTGCAGGTGTACGATTCAAACAGTTCATCTGCGTGGGGTTCTCCATACGAAGGGAAATACATTATTCACACTATGCAGAATGACGGAAAGTCTTTCATTTTACGCATACAGATTGCCAGAGGTGCGACTGTAGACACAGATGCCTACCTCCATGTGGAGGAGATAGATCACCTCGTTCCGTTTGAGCCTTACGCCAGAAACGACTACGCCATCAACCTCAACGGCACCTTCTACGGCGGTGCCCTCGACGTCGCGTCTGGCAAGCTGACCGTCACCCACCGCATGGTGGAGCCTTCGTCCGGCACCGTGGACATCAGCGACCGCCCCGCCCTTCTGCCTCTGGAGTACACGGACACCTACGGCAGAACAATTACTTCGGCAGACGGCACGTCGCTCGACTGTGGCTCTTCCGGCGGGCAGATAGTGTACCGCCTCGCCAGCCACTACACCGTCTATGTCAATCCCGTGCAGATCGACTCGCTTCCCGCTCTCGACAAGGCATCCCCCCGCGTCAACACGGTATACACCGACGCGCTCAACGTCCAAGTCGGCTACGCGGAGCATCCCGCGTACACCGAAGAACTGATAAACAACGCCATCTTGGCATTAGGAGGTAATGTATAATGGCATCTTCGTTCCTTCACACGTTCGTTATGAACGCTATGAAGTCGGCAATCGGCTCCATGCCCGACTACTGGATTCTCAACAACGCGCTCGGCTGGATGGAGAAAGGCGTCCTTGACGAGAACGACCTGATGGAAATTCAGGCGCTCATCGACGCCAAGAACGCACCCGCCCCCGAACCTGAACCCGAACCAGAGCTTGAGGAGGCCGTCGGCGAATGATCCACGGACTGCTGACCGCAGTCTGGTGTTTCGGGTGCGTCCTTCTGGGCGCACCCGCACCCTTCCTTTTCTGGCCTCCCGCGTTCTATCTGGGGCGCGAAGTGGCGCAGGCTGAGTACCGCTGGATCGAGTACCACGGCGGGAAGCGGGTGAACTGCCCGTGGTGGTGCGGATTCCTGCCGGGGGCATGGAATGCGAAGAGCGTGACGGACTGGGCGGCGCCGCTTGGCGTGGCGCTGGCTGCATGGGCGGTGCAGACTGCAATGCAGTAGATTTTTCTTGGACAAAACCGCCTTCTGGCGCTTCATGTAATAACCCTTAACAGGATAAATATGTTATGATAAATAAACCTAATATACCTGAACCTTCTTTTGAATGTGCTATAGAAGTTTTTACAATGTCACCAGGGTTGTTTGTTAAACGTGGTCTTGAACTTCTAATTGAAAGCAAAATATCCAGTATGGATATTAAAAAGGCTATGAAATTCTGGCAAGATATTGGGTTGTTAAGCGATGAAGATGCAAACAGCATCATCACGCTTATGAATGCAAGAACAGACGAACGTCCACCGATAGACTTGCTAGACATGATAGGAGACAACGCATGTCTGAAGAAACAGTAAAGCTCACCGCCGACGCCGTCTGGCAGGACGGAACGCCGTTCAGCGGCTACCTGGAAGTGACTCTGCTTGAGACCGGCACTACGGCGAACAGTTTAGTCGCGCCGAAGAAGGCGCAGGAGATCGCCTTCGAGGAAGGCAGGGCAGAGATCAGTCTGGTGCCGTCTTCAGCCCTGGGCGGGGCCAAGTACCGCATCAGGGTGATGACCACCAGCATCGAGGGCAACTACAAGAGCAAGACGGCCCTGCTGAACGAGGAGGTCGAGATCCCCGATACCGACTGCACCCTGCACGAACTTGTCGGGGCGCTTGCGGCCGGCGGGGAAGAAGGCGTAGAAACCTCTTCGCCGGAGACGCCGTAAGGCTGCAGATACGCGAAAAGGAACCAAGGCCGTCCCCCTCCGGCGGGGGCGGCTCTTCTTTTTTTCGGGCACAAAAAAAGGAACCCCGCACACGCCGTCTGGGGCGTTGCGGGGAATTGAAATCCGGTTTCACCGGACGTGGTGCAGAACTGGTGCAGCCTGCTTGCAACTGCTTGAAATACTTAAACTTGTTGCTCTTTGACCTTGGATCGAGTTTTTGCAGTTAACCTATTGATTTCATTGAATCTTTTTCTTCGTTTTTGCACCACGCCGCACCCATTTTGGTGCAGGCTTCCTTCTGCGCGGAGGGAAGCGCGTGGGCGTAGGTCTTGAGAGTGATTGACGGGTTGGCGTGGCCCAGATTGGCCGCCACGGCCGCGACGTCGGCTCCGGCCTTGAGCATCATCGTCGCCGTGATATGCCTCATGGCATACGGCGGCAGCTTGACTCCGGCGAGACGGCAGTAGTGCCGCCACGTTGCCCTGTAGTTTTTTACCTGACGCCCGTATTTGTTTCGGCAGACGGGCTGTTCCCTGTCCTGCCTGTCGGCGAGGAAGCGAGTCCACGCTTCGTCCATGTATTCCTTGATTGGGTACACGACCTTGTCGCGGTCTACCTTGCCCATGTGGACGGTCACTGACCCGTGGCTGAAGTCGAACGCCCCCCACTTGAGGCTGAAGAGTTCGGCGAGGCCGGGACGAAGGCAGAGCGCCATCGCCGTCCTGCACCACCACTGCATCCACTCAGGAAGGACGGCGTAGAGCGTCCAGAAGTCCTCAATCGTGCCGTCCATGTGATGCACCGTCGTCCGCAGCTTGGCAAAGCTCCGCCACGGGTCATCTGGAATTAAGCCTTCGCTGGCGCAGTACCGGAACGCCGTCTGCAGCTTTGCCATATAGCCGTTGATCGTGATGTTTTTACACCCGCGGCTTCGGCAGTTGTCGCGGACGTCGTTGTAGTCGCGCCGCGTCAGCTCGTCAACGTATTTGTCGGCAATGCATTCGGCGGGGCCGACTGATCTGCCTTTTTGCGTCGTAGAACCAGCGACGAGCCACGAATACTGCGACTGCACGTTCTTGCAGAGGTAGTCGTGATCCTTCAGATACAGGGTCACGGCTTCAAATACCGTCAGCCGCGAACCTTCACGGCTGTCAATATATAGTTCATCATTAAAGCTTCTTGCATCTTCTTTCTCCTTGAATGTTTTCTGAATCCTTTTGCCTGTTGAATCCTTGTACTTGACGACCCAGCGGCCGTCTCCGCGCTGAAACACGCTCATCGGGGTTTCCTCCGTGAGCAGGCCGCAGCCAGTATTCTGCGCTTTTCTTCTGCACCAACTCGACGGTGCGGGTCAAGCCTGCTGGACGCCATCTCCAGCACCTCCAGCCTCCTGCGCTCAAGATCGGAAATAGCCGAGCGATGCCCAGCTATTTCCTCCTCGATCCGGCGCAGCTCAAGAATCTTCTCCGCCGCGTCCATCATTGATCTTCGCCTCCCAGTCCCTGGCCACAATCTCCAGCCAGCGGCTGTATTCCTCGATGGCGTCCATGACAAACGACATGGAGTAGAAAAAGTAGTGCTCCTTGTCCGGCTCCTGTTCCCAGTTAGGATAGAGCCGCTTGTAGGCGTCCACCCACCGCTTCGTCACCCTAAACTTGTCGGAGAACCGCTTCGCTTCGTCCCGCATTTCCTTGATGCACTGCGCCGCATCCGGCTCCTTGTCTGGGAAGATGCCGAAGAACGCCTTGTGGCGGGTCAGGAACTCCTCCAGCAGCCCGCATTCCTCCCTGGTCAGCCAGAACTTGTCTCCCGTGCTTCGGGCGAAGCCGTACAGATTGCTGACGATGGTGCGTACCATCATGTTTCTAATGAACGTCTCCGTTATCTTCTTCTTCTGCGCTTCCGTACAGTTTGTGCAATAGTCCATAGATAAATCCCTCCAGGAGGCATGCTTCCTTCTTGGTGATCCACACTTTGGCGTCGTCCTTCAGCGACTCGTCGTGAGCGAAGTCTCCCAGCGCCACGACAGTCTGAAGGATCACCAGCTGCTCTTCTTTACTAGTCGTCATCAAAGCGCAGCACCTCCTTGTCGAGCCTTGGATACGGCCCATGCTTTTCAAGGCTGTGCCGTGCGTCGCTGGCATGTTCGATGGCGCTGCAGAGCCAGTCTGCGTCGTCGCCTTCCAGATGCTCCGCGCCGTTCTGAAGCACTTCCTGGATCTCTCCGATGGCGTCGGACAGCTGCGCCGAAGCCCATTCGAGATGTTCGTGCATTTCG